CGTCAGGCTTTTTGATATTCACGACTGCCCGTGTTCCGGATGGAATTGTATATTCTGAACCGTCATTCAATAGTTTCGCAACGACATAACGTGTCGCTTTATCTCCCTGTTTTGCCGATACCATATATAATTTTGTATCTCCGGACATTTCAAGATTGATATTCGTTGTCAACAGTGTCAATCCCATGGCTTTAGCCCCCTCTCCCTGCTTTTCTACTGAGGAATTTTCCCCGTCAGGAATGCATTTATTTCGCTGATTGCACTTAGGATTGTTTCATCCATAACAATCAAGGTCGCTCGTTCATTACTTTTCACAAGTGCTCCATCTTCATTAATTTCAGAATAGGTGAATGTCGCTCGTTCACCCTCTGCTGTTGTATGATGCGTAAAACTTGTTATCTTTTTCATAGATTTATTATCTCCTTTTCGTAATCAATCAAATATTCTGTTGCTAATCGCTCAATATCATCGCCAAAATCTTCTATTGGTGTCATATCCATATTTTCGATAGCTGCATCATTTGGAACATCAATTGCATTCATTCTTATGTCCGAATAACCCTTTTGTTTTGCAAATAGAATCCAATCAAATGTTGCCTTTGTCTCACCCCGTACAACGAAATAATCCGCTTCCTTTGCTATACATCTACATTCTTTTTCGGAAGTCTCACTTATCAATACATAATAATTATGTTCCCCGTCTATGGTTTCTTGGAATACGCCATCTAACATCACATAGCAATAACCACTCTCGTCAGTCTCTCCACTCCCTGCATCACCAAAAAGCGGACTTGCAGTCTCAAGCGCATTCATGCCAACTACTCCGAAATGTTCTGTTTTGACTGCTCTATTCTTAGTGCCACCGACCGCTATACCTCCTGTAAAATATGTATCTCCCGTGAATATATGCCGTTGTGCATATTGCGTAAAATAGCCATTGTGATTGTAGATATATCCGACAGAACTTCCATTATTGAATGTCATGAACTTTCCCGTTCCTATACCTATCCCTTTCTCTCCGTTCGACGAGCCGGATGCAAATCGTCCTATTTCGCTGCCATTGTATAGTATCTTTATTCCTGCACCCGCTTGCACACTTTGCAAGCTCTGGCTATCATCTTTTGACGTGAATGTTCCTGTCGCTATTACTTCACCAGTTTTTGATAAACTAAAATTATTCGATTCCACTGAAAGGCGGTTAGATTTAAGTGTTATTGCATCGCTTTCAGCCGAAATTTGTGTTGAAACATCGCCCTTTGATACTTTCGCCTCTATACCAGTAGCATTCACTTGAATAGACGCTTTTGCAGTATCTAAATTTTTCTGCGTTGCATAAGTTTTCGACACTAGCAACTCAATGGCTTCTGTAGTCAGGCTGAGCAGCGTTTTTGTTTCTTCTGTGGTTGAATACTTTGCCATTTCATCCTTGGTCTGATAGAACCTTGATACTAATAGCTCAATGGCTTCCGTAGACAGGTTGAGCAGCGTTTTTGTTTCTTCTGTGGTCGAATACTTTGTCATTTCATCCTTGGTCTGATAGAGCCTTGATACTAACAGCTCAATGGCTTCCGTAGACAGGTTGAGCAGCGTTTTTGTTTCTTCCGTGGTCGAATACTTTGTCATTTCATCCTTGGTCTGATAGAGCCTTGATACTAACAGCTCAATGGCTTCTGTAGTCAGGCTGAGCAGCGTTTTTGTTTCTTCCGTGGTCGAATACTTTGTCATTTCATCCTTGGTCTGATAGAGCCTCGACACTAACAGCTCAATGGCTTCTGTAGCCAGGCTGAGCAGCGTTTTTGTTTCTTCCGTGGTCGAATACTTTGCCATTTCATCCTTGGTCTGATAGAGTCTCGACACTAACAGCTCAATGGCTTCTGTAGATGCAGTTATTTTGGTCTCTGTTTCCTCTGTGGTCGAGTAATTTCCCAGTATCTTTTTTGTGGTGCTATTGGCAATTGATATTGCCTCCTGCTTTGCGAGTTCCGTTTCGCTTTTCTGCACCTCTGCAAATGTCTTTGTCATGTTCGACAGTTCAACCGTGTTCTTTTCTGGCTGCTCCGGATTTTCCACGATTTTTACAATCCTCTGTTTTTCCCGTATGCCTGTTCTTTTTGAGACGAGTGTGACGCTGTCCCCGATGCCATAATCCAACACGTCAGAGTATTCTGGATTCGCCCGTGCAAGGTCGACCACGTCTGCTGTGTATGCCTTATAAGGCTTAGACATTTCCTCAAGCTTTGCCTCTGCATCCTCCATAAGACTGGTCGTATCGGTGTATCTTTCATCTTTCCACGTATATGTCTTTATCTTTGTGCTGTACTGGTAATTCTCAAGGTATTCTTTCCCGTGTAGCCACTCTATTGTAATGCCGTCCTTGCCTATCGGTATGATTCTTGTCCAGAACTCATATGTATCCGAATTGAGTGTTAGCTTCCGGAGATTCAATCCCTCCATGAAATAACACCCTCTGTCCTGTCCTATCGCCTCATAGATGTGTATCTTCTTGTTCAGCGAATCAATCTTGCATTCACACCGATATGTTTTCAAACACTGCTGCAACACATCCCATGCCGTTGCTGATTCCTCAATGTCAATCGTCCTTTTCTTCGTGATGGTGCATGTTCCGACTGTCCATCCTATACCGTCGAAAGCAAATTCAAGACACGCTCTGATTGTCTGCTCCTGTGACATGAACCCGTACGGAAACGACTGCCCCTCAAATTCCTCGACATTTAATTGTGCAGTGTATTTGTTATAGTCTGCTGATTTCTCGACCGCTTTCAGAACAAACTCGTCTGTCTTTGTACGTATGTAGTATTCTTCTTTCAGCAGGTCAACCATTCCCCCATGTGCCGGATACTCAAAAGAGAGTTCTTTGTCACCGGAATCCAGTGTTGTTGCGATTGCTCTGTTCCTAAATCCCGTCAATGTTCCGATTCTCTTTTTGCTATCATCATATATCTGCATCCGTTCACCTCCTAAATCCACATAGGCTTGTAGCGAATTGTTACTTTCGCAAGGTTATTCGTGAATACAAGCGATGTTCCTCCGGACTTTAGTGATGGAAACTCCCACAGATTCACATATTCAAATCCATTCGCCCCGTCCAATGTCACAAGTCCTTTTATTCCATCAATTATAACTGTTTTCCCTGCTGCCAGTTTCTCAATAATTATGTCATCGTCTCCGAATCCCCTGATTGCATAATTTGTCAGAGAACTCTTTGCATACACCTCTATGACGCACGGTGCAGGTCTTGAGCCTACCATGTAGAATGTTCCGGATATCACTGTATCTAATATGATTTCCCGCTCGTCATCATAGAAAAAGCCGTCAAATTCAAGATTCAGTTTTTTCCGCTGCTTTGAAATAGTGTCCTCGTAGTCATCCGCAGTCATATAACCTTTGAACTTTCCTTTATAGCCGTCCAGTTCCAACACGCAGGATGACGTGAAATTTGCCATAAATGATGATAAATTCCTGTTGATGCTGTTTCTGTCTTTGCCTCTAAAATATACCGTCAGTTTTAAATGTCCTAACGGAATATCTGTCTCAAATTCTGTCGGCAGCTTTGCACCTGTCAACATTTCATAATTGATAGCGATAGAAGGTGGCGACTGCACGACATTCAACTGCTTTGCATTGTATTTTCTCACATCAATGCTGTTCACTTTCATCGTTCATTTACCTCCCTTTCCTTTTGTTATTTACCATTTCCGCATCTACTTTTGACACGGTTCTGCTTGCCACCTCGTCGCTGTCGATGTATGTATGATTCTCAACTGTGATATTCTGCAATTGCTGCACTGCTGCCAATTTCTTGTCAAGCATGTCATTCAATTTTGTGTAGAACGGTGCAAGTGGAAGTATTGCTTCACCGCCCGTTTCCGGCTCTCCTCCTGCAAGCAGCGTATTCCCATTCGCTCCGAAAATCATCGGGCTTGCCATAATTGCCCCCGTCTTATACCACGATACTGAAAAATTTGGTGTGGACGGAGGATTCAAGCTGAAACCTCCCGAAATGCTAAAATGTGGGAGTTTAAGGCTCGGCAGCGACCATGAGAAATTGAAAAACCCTTTGATTTTATCAATCGCTCCGGAGACGACCGTCTTTGCTCCCTCCATTATTGAGGAGAATTTTGATTTTATGTTCTCCAATATGGAGGAGACCGTTGATTTTGTTGCATTCAGTTTTTCAGAAAACGCTGATTTAATGTTGTCTAATTTTCCGGACACATTGCCTTTCGCCGTCTCCATGAGTGAAGTTGCCTTATCCCTTATTGCTACAAAATCCGATGACCAGTTTGATTTTATTTCCGACACCTTTGACGCGAAATCCGACTTTATCTCTGACAGTTTGTTCGACGCATTATCTTTCCACTCAACCATTTTCGTGGTGATGGTCGATTTCATGTTATTCCAACCGTCGGAAATCGTAGTCTTGTACTCATTCACTTTTGTGGTGAAATTTATCTTTATTTCATTGAGTTTGTTTGATGCGTTTGTTTTCCACTCGGTCATCTTAGTTGTGACCGTTGATTTCATGTTCTCCCATCCCTCGGAGACCTTAGTTTTTATTTCCGTTGTCTTTTTAGAGAACTCCGATTTGATGTCAGATAACTTCCCGCCTGTCAACTTGTCAACAAAAGTGAATCCTGCGGAATAATATCCTTTGATTCCCTCCCATCCGGCAGCAACAACCCCTTTGATACCTCCTCCGTTTTCCTCATATGTGGTTTTCATGTTCTCTAGTTTTTCCTTTGCCGTGGATACTGCTGCCGACATTGTATTTTTTACCGTGTCATTTACGCCATTAAAAACGGTTGATGCTACTTTTCCGATTGCGTTGTTTGCGACGGCATTTTTCATGTCCGAAAGTTTATTCGTGACCGCCTCTTTCGCTTTTGTAAATGCTCCGGTTATGGCTTCCTTTATCTTGTCGAATTTCTCCTTAATATTCGACCATAATGCTGATAACTTTTCTTTGACCTTATCCCAATTCTTATATAAAGCGACACCTGCTGCAACCAGTGCAACAATCAGCGTCACAATCAGAATAATCGGACACAAATTCATGACCGCATTGAGGGCGGTTTGTGCCACTGTCATTCCTCCGGTCGTTGCCGTTGCTGCCGTTGTTACTGCCGTGTGTGCTGCCGTTGCTGCCGTTCCTGCTGCATCCGCTGCCGTTCCTGCTGCCGTTGCTGCTGTTTTCGCTGTAATCTTTGCAATTATCCCCGCCACTCCGGAAACAAATTTCTGCCCTGTCTCTATTGTCGACGAGATTCCCTGTGCCACTTTCCCAAATCCGATTGACAACGGACCAATTGCAGCAACCACAAGTCCTACCTTGATGATTGTCATCTGCTGCCCCTCGTCCAAACTGGTGAACCATTTTGTGAGGTCTTGAATTTTTTCTATAATACTTTCAATCATTGGTGCTGCTGCGGTCTGTGCCGTCGTTGCCAATGACGACAATGCCAATTTCGCATTATTCATCGCTACTTTAGCGTTGTCTATCGGGTCAAGTGTTCCGTTGTATGTATCTTCCACAACCGTTCCGTATTCAGACATTGACGCTGACAAATCCTCAAGGTTTATTCTTCCCTCTCTAATTGCCGTTGTCATTTCTGCTGCACCCTTTTTTCCAAACAATTCTTGCGCAATCTGTAAGGCTTCTGTTGATGTTTCTGCGCTTTTAATACTTCCGATTGTCTGTTTTAGTGCTTCATCCATTGTTAATCCCGATGCAGTAGCGTTCTGCAATGCCTTTTTAAGTCCTGCAAGTGCGGTTGTAGAATCAACACCGTTTGCATCAAACTGTGCCATCAAATTGATAGATTGCTCAAGAGATAACCCCATTTCTTTAAACGTTGCATTGTTATCAAGAACGTATCTCTCAAGAGTATCCACGGAGATTCCTGTCTCCTGTGCTTTTGTGGTAAGAAGTCCTAGCAAATTCCCTGTCTGCGATGCGTCGATATTCCATGCTTTCATGATTTTGTCCACTTGGTCAACCGACTGTGTGACATTCGTTTCGTTAATATTTGCAAACTGAATGAACTGCGTCGACAAGGTCTCAAGTTCATCACCCGTAGAATGGAATCTTGTATTGACCTCACCTATTGCCTCCCCTACCACTGCCATATCCTCCGGCATAGAACCGAAAACATTATCAGCAGCAGCATTGAGACCCTCCAACGCCTCACCAGTCGCTCCGGTCTTGGTCACTATTGTGTCATATCCCTCGTCAAGCTCCATAAACGATGCTATTGATGCAGCAGCAATTCCGGCTATCCCTGCCGAAATGACTGACATCTTTTTTCCGAAACCCTCCATTTTTTTCCCTGCTGAATCACAGGATTTTGCAAAGTCATCCCACTTGTTTTCTTTTAATTCTTTGTTTACTCTTTCAAGTTCTGCTTCCATCTCCATGAGGTCGACTTTTGCTTTATTTGTTGTGGTCGTCTGCTTTGCAAGAGCCGTCTCTGACTTTCCGATAGCAGTCTCATTTGCTTTATATTCCTTCTCTAGCTTGTCAAGTTCTTCTTTTAGTGCTTTTGATTGTTCAGAGTTCTTTCCGGTTTCATCTGTTGACTGTTGATATGCAGTTTTTGCATCATCTATTTTCTTTTTGAGTTCTTCTTGCTTTGTTTTCTGCTCTGACAACTTCGTTGTCAATTTTCCCTGCTGTTCTTCATTCAGTTTTACAACGTCTTTTTGCAGGGTTATTTTCTGCGTGAGGGATTCCGCTTTTGCCTTGAGGCTGTCTGCTTCCGAACCGAACAGCTTCGCTTTTGTCGCTGCAACAGAATATTCACTTGATAGTACTTTCATTTGTTCTGCTGCCGACTTCATTTGTGACTGATAATCACTTGAACTCGCAGAGATTTTGACGCTAGTGTATGCCATCCGGTCGCCTCCTCTCTTTTACATCTGGTTCTCATTTATCGTGTTTAACTCAAATTTTAAATAGTCCAAAAATGCCATGATGTCCTCTCGCATACATTGAGAATATGAATTTTTCATAAGCCGGATAGACATTTTCACCATACGGTCGATGATGTCTCCACATACTTTCCATATATTTTCCTCTGGTTTCTCCTCTTCATATCCATTTTCAATATCGTACTCGTCAAATGCAGATTCTTCTTTTTCGACCTTTTCCACCTCGATGATTTTCAGTAGTTTTTCCGATATGATATTTTGCATAATGAAATGAATCCCCTTTGCTGCCGTCAGAAATTCAATCACGTCTGTGCCTCCCAATTCTTCAAATGACATTGTATTCCCGAATATCTCTTGAATAATTTTCTTGTTAAAAAACATTGCATCGGATAATTTATCAGAGCCGTTCTTTTCCATGAGAGCTGCATATTTTTTGTACTGTCCCACTGTTATGGAGTTGATGAAAATTCTTCCACTGCTGCAAGTGATTGTTATTTCCGGAATCACTTGCCACTCTAAAAATTTTTTCCAATCTTTTCCATCCTCTTTGTCAGCTCCTCGCCGACACCTAAGTCAATGAACTGGAACTCTAAAATCACACCTGCTGCATCCAGTCCGTTGTCTTTGTCCTTTAACTCCTCGACTGTGAACTGGTTGTCATACGCTTTACATATGAACAACACCATCACCTCAATATCCTGTTTTGTGTATCTCTTGTGAGTATCAATCTGCTCTGCTAAATCCAAATACTCCATATAGGTGTCAACCGACATCTTTTGCATCTTGTATTCTTTTTGATTGATTATAATTGTCCTATTCATTGAAATAACCTCCTGTTATGTGTTCTCTTGTTTAGGCTGTTGCTTTGTCCTTTTCCTGCACCTTTGCAAACCATTTCTCAATCGCTGACTTTGCGTCTGCGTATTCTGCTAATAAATTGGATTCATCAACAGAAATTTCATATAAGTTGTCAATACTCCGCTCATAGAAAGAACCTTTTATGTTCTTTGTGGTCGGTGACAATTTCCCCTCTTTCGTGTTTGCCTCCTCGGTGATGCCCTCCGCGAACTTTCCGACGTACAGCCATCTAAAATCATACTTTCCATTCAGCTTCCTCTCGCGCCATCCGATTGCGACCTCCGGAGCTTTGTCATCGGATGACTTCACAAGAAATCCTTTTTCATATAGCTGCCCGAATAGTATCTTTCTATCCTGTGGTGCAAGGGCATTGACTTCCAGTTCAACGTCAGTTCCCTCATAGGAATTGATGACCTCCTCTGTTCCGTCGTCAGAGTAAATCTTTTCACTCGTCCACTTTTCATCAACCTTCGCTTTGATTGCTCTCGCTAACTTCACCGGAGTTTCCGCAGCATATGCGGTTGCAGTATTCTGTGTAATCAGTGCGATGTAGAAGTCTTTACAACCGCAAGTCCTACTCCTAACGGTCTGTGTTGCTATTTCGCCCATATCTATTCCTCACTTTCATAGAATTTTGAAAATCTTTGTGCTTTCAAATAGATTCCATTTTCCGGCTGTGAATCGTCTCCGTTCCTGCCCTCGAAATCGAATCCGTTTGATTTCATGAGTGTCTTGATTTCTCTTGCCAGTTCCACCTCGTCCGCTCTCGAAAATATAGTGACCTGCAACGACAGTGTCACACCCTCCGCATCATCATCCGAAAAACTGTCCTCCGTCTCCCCTAAATCCCATAAGGTCACATGACGCTCATTGATGTCCTTGTTATACCATCCCTGCATCACAATTGTTCCCCTATCGTTGATAGATTTAAGAGTCATCGATGCGTCCTTTATAATGTCTGGACTTTCTTTCATCCAATCACCCCAATCTGTTATCCAAAAAAGATTGATATTCCTGTTCTGCTATTTTTTGCAGTTCACTGTCTGCCTCTCTTCCCGTCTTAAAAATAAATTCTTGAGGCGGTTGATAAATCGTTCCCCAATTAATGAACTTCACATAAAAATGGTCACTGTTGTCTGATTTGTCCCAACCGATATTTGCCGATGCTCCATCATCATTTACTTTTATCTTTCCGACCGGAACGCTATCCGCTGCATGTGCTGAAACTGATGATTTTGTACCGAATCCTCGACCACTCTTTGAGGTATCTGTCGACTTTGGAATTTTTCCCGACATGATTCTTTTAACGATGGGTTCGCTTTTCTCAACGATTTTCCTGTTCACCTCTTTGATTTCCTCGTCACCCGCAGCAGCTTCAAACGCTTTCATAAGCTCCTGCAATCCTTGAAATTCCATATCAATTTTCATCGTCGTTGCCTCCTGTGTCAGATTATGACACTACGCACCTGCACGGCATTTCAACAGAACTTTTCCATTGTCAATAAACTTTGGTGATGCGTCATAGATTTTGAACTCTGTTCCTTGGTAGACCGCAAAAAATTCTTTCAGATTCAGTCTGATTTCCTCCATCTTTTTACAGTTCCGAACCTCAAACACGATTGTGTTCTCAAGTCCGGTCTGTAATGCGGTGTATTTTTCATTTGTTCCCAAACTCTGAACATCACACCAACATGAATAAAAATTGCTTCCCTCCTCTTTTTTCCTGCCGTCAACAACCTTTGTCTTTTTTCTGATGACTTTAATTCGTCCGGTCATTCTTTATCTCCCTCCGTACATCTCTTTCAAAAGCATGGAGGCGACTGCGTTTGTCACGCTCTTTGCATCTTTTTGATACTTCTCACGGTTGTCATAAAGTTCTTTCACGAAAGTCAGTGTCAGCAGCCTTTGACGGCTTGTCATGCTGTACGGGTCAAAATGTGGAATCAACTCACTCAACTCCTCAAACGTCGTGTTGACCATTAATTCAATGATTCCCTCGTCGTCGTCATAGTCGATGTGATTGTATGTCTTACAGTCTACAATCAGTTTCTCTCTGTAATCCTTTTTTTCCTCGTCAGTCATCGTCTCACCTGCTTTCTGCTTTTTTGTACATGTTGTATAGTATGCACCATCTGATCAACACCCATGGAGCTGGCGAATATGTACGATTTGCACAATTATTGCGTGTGCAGTCATCCCGCCCCGCTTTGGTTATCCGTTCACAACTTCTGTGATTTCACCTTTGACTACTGCCTCAACGTCGACAGGCTGAATGTCAAAACGGTCACGCACCTTGATTCCGGTCATATCCTTTTCCCACAATCCTGCTGCCTTGTCATTCATGTCAATGGTCAACACGTTTCTGTCAAAGAGTGTAATTGCCTCTTTTAATTCCCCGCAATAAATCGGATGTTTGTAACCCTTGACCGTTGTTCCATCCACATCAAGAATCGGTGCAGACTTCAGTGTTCTTTTTGAGAGCTTCACGATTCTGTACTCACCAAAAAGCAGTTTTCCCTTTGTCTGCTGTGTCGGGTCTTTCTGCAAGATATAGTTACCGTCAGAATCTTTCAGCTTGTCGAGGTAGTTAAATCCGGATTGATTGGTGATGACGATAGAAGTTGCAGCAATCGCAGGGTCTAACCCCTCGTTAAAAATATCCTTGAGGCTGTCGATATTGGAGACAACAACCTCTTTTCCTGCTGTCATCGTGTTCAATACTTTCAGAATCATAGCATTACGGGTCGCCTTTGTCTTTTTAGCAATCCATTTGTTGAGATATGCCATGATATTGGCTGCCGTATCCTCAAAAAGTTCTGCGGTTAGCTTAAGAATTCCACCTTTCTTCTTGATTGCATAGGAAATTTTTTTGAACTTTGGTTCATCCATTTCCGGAAAATCTGCCTCCTCGTCCACATTATCAAACGGCGTGGATTCAGCGTCGACTTCAATATTTCTCGCTCCGCTCTTTGTCGTAACGCCCTCAACATTCACATACTGCTCAAGGTTGTCGTCAGAGCGACGCAGTTCGATGATGTCGGTTCTGATGTCCTCCGGAATCGTCACACCTATTCCCATCTCACCGTCGTCGTCCGGTGTTGCATCGGATGTCAGAGCATTCTTATAAACCTCCACATCCTCCTCGTTCGCCTCCCTGCGCAGGAATCCGGCTTTAACGATATTTACAAACGCCCTCACAAGACTCTTTTTATCGTTTTTCTTCTCGTCTCCGACCTGCTTTGCCGTTCCTTTGTTCACCTTGTCCTTAATTTCTTCCAGTTCCTCCTCGTCCAAATCAAAGAGCAGGTCAAACTTTTCTTGTAACTCTTTCAGTTCTGCCTTTGCAGCTTTTGCCTTATCTGTCTTTCCATCGTTGACGAGGCTCCTGACTTCATTCTTTTTGTCGTTAATCTGCCTTAAAAGTTTCTGCATTTCTTTGTTCATGTGTTGTCTCCTCACTTTCTTAAATTCCGTACATGTCTAAATCTGCGAGAATCTCTGCCTTTTCTGCCTCAATCCTCTGTTTTTCACGGTTTTCCATCTCCGCAATTACTGCGTCGACAATGTTCTTTGTTTCTGTTGCCTTTACCTGCTCCGGAATATTGCCGTATCTGTCAAAGAAATCGGATGCACAGGCTGCAACTGCTGCCTTTTCCTCAATCTCAATGTCAAAATATTCTGCCAGTTTTGAGCCATTGAACCACGTTTCTGCTGCCATGAGAGCCTTGATTTTATCTCTCGTGACACCGTCTTTCGTGTGTTCTGTGTAAATGTCAAGAATGGATTCCTCGCAGAGATTCAACTGTTTAATGACATCATTGAATTTGTCCGCATTGCCCCACGCTATACACAGAGGCTTGTGAATCATCGCTTGTGCTCCCGTTGCAAAATGGAGTTCATCACATGCGAACATGATGACGGATGCGATTGACGCAGCCATTCCGTCCACATACCCGACTTTGTGTCCGTTAAATCTCTTTAACTGGTTATGGATTGCCAGTCCTGCGAACACGTCACCGCCTCCGCTGTTGAAATAGATGTCAATGTTCTCGTAACCCTCTAACTGATTGAGAAAATCCGCGATATCCTGCGGACACTTATCCTCCTCGTACCACATGGATTCCCAAGTTGCCGACACGATGTCTCCGTAGAAATACAAGGAACATCTACTCTGTTCACCATTCTCATTCAAGTCCAGATAACCGACATTTTCGATTTTTCCCGTACGTTTATTCTTCTTTGTGAAATCAAAACGCCTTTTTTTTGCCACAATTATTCACCTCCTCCCTGTTCGTCCTCGTCCTCTGCATTGTCTGCGTCGTCAGGTTCCTTTGTTTCCTCCGGCTGCTCCGGTTCGTCGGTCTCCTCGTTTTCGGTCTGACCGACTTTCTGGTACGCTGCACCCGCCATCGTCAGCGGTACGATGTTTCCATTTGCATACAATTCATCGCCACCGTCAGCATCTTGCATGTCTAACTTTCTTCTCGCTTCATTCGGCATGATAATTGTTCCCTGCACACCGTTCTTGAGGTACTCCATTTGTGTCTTTGAATCGGTTCTGAAAAGTACCTTTTCGTTAAATTTGTAATAGTAACCGTCGTCCTGTTCCTCCTCAGTCTGCGTTTTATAGTTGATTTCCTCCTCATACTGCTTGATAACGAATAGTTCAGTGTCAACATAGAATGACAACTGCTGTAATTCGCTGTTCGCATAGGATGATTTCGAGTAATCATTTATCTGATTCGGCTTTACGCCGAACGCTGCAGCCATTTGTAGAGCGGTATACTTTTTCAGTTCAAAGAACTGTGAATCAGTCAATTTAATGTCCAGGGGTGTGAGCTTCATTCCTAGCGGAACAGGGATGATTTTCCCCGTATTTCTTGCCCCGCTACCGAACTCCTCGAATGATTCCACAAGTGCGGTCTTTGCCTTTTCATTAAGTTCGCCCGTATACTCAAGAGTCGCTTTTGCAGTCAATCCGCTTTCGTATAGGCTGTTCATAAATTCCTGCGATGCTGATGCTCCGGACACGGTCTCTCTCAAAATCTGCTGTACTGGTAATCCTGTCACGCCGTCAAAACTGAATGACGTTTTAAAATGCATCACCTCGTCCGTGCTAAAAACATACTGTTTCCCTGATGTCGTGTCGGTGTACACGTACCACAACCGCCCCATTCCTGCGAATATCCCCGCATCGTCAACAACAATCCTTACACAATTTGATTGCATAACCCATAAGTCAATGATTTTGAATTCTCCCCCGTATTTCTTCCGGATGAATTTTTTTCTCATGTATACATAGGCATTCCCGTAATGGTTGCGGTTCATTTCAACCGTATTCCAGAATACTGTCGGTGTCATGAATGGATTAGGTCTTTTTGTCAACAATTTTGATGTTTCCGTCGTTTCTGCCTCAATAATTCCCTTATCCGTCTTTTGATAGTATTTAATAGGCATTTTCGCCAGTGTTTCCGACAACATTTTGAGACAAGTGAAATATGTTACCTCCGATGTTGGTTTCCGCTTTCTTTTCAATCCCAAACTCTCAAGGAATGAGTGTGAATTGAGTGACATCACGCCTCCGGAATCCTGCGGTATTCCTTTCCACCAATTTTTGAATCGTTCTGACAGTCTTTCAAATGGATTCACCTGCTTTCCTCACCACCTTTCTGCATATACTTCTTATACATCACAAGCCATTCATTGACGCTTTCATTCACGTCTGGCTTGTATTCTTCTTTCATTGCTGCTTTCCATGCGTCTATGATTGCGTCTATCGGGTCAATACGGTCTGTTGAGATGTCCTTGTCAATCTTTATTTCTCCATAATTATTCGATATTACCTTTGCGTTTGCAATCGACCATGTCAACAGTTCATCCATCGGAATGACCTTTTTATTACCCTCTTTTCCAACCTCAACGCCCTCTATCTCTACATTTCCCGCGAGAATCTCAAGTCTAAAATCAACGGTCGCATCATTCAACTCTTTCGCCGTCTGTGTTACAGATACGGAATCGTATCCCATCGCCTCAAGGTCTGACAAGAACGCCGATGCATTGTGTGGGTCATAGCACACGAGTTGAGGTTTCAAATTGTGTGCTTTTATCAAATCCTCAAGATACTTGATGATGTATTTGTAATCTGTTTTTATGCCTCCTAATGTCTCTGTTACTGTAACAAGACCTTTCGCAATCCAAACATCATACGGAACTTTGTCCGTCTTGATATGCTCGTCAACCCGTGATGCAGGAATAAATGAGTGTGTATGCACAAAGTACCTTTTTACTCCATTTACCACATATGGGATGATGATTGCAATTGATGTCAAGTCTCCACCGGATGACAAATCAACTCCGATATAACACTTCGAGCCTTTGAAATCTTTGAGAGATTTCAGTACTGCACATACTTTCCATCTTGCAATTTCTTTGATATACAGTGAATTTGACCACTGCATCCACATGTTTAATTGCTTAACGAGAAAGTCCCGTAAATCCTCCCCGCCCATATCGCGGGCAGTGTGTGCTATCGGAACGAGATTCTCTAGTGCATCCTCGTCAAATTCGAGAATCGGATTCGCTTTTAACCAGTTCTCTTTAAAATACAAGTCATCGTTCGTGTCCATCTGTGCGATATATGCGAACTGACTTTCGTTTTCAAAGACACCTTTTAACAGGTTGCAGCAGTATTCATACAGTTTGTAGCACGGCGATTTCAAATCGAATCCCGCCGTCGTGATTACAGAAATCAGAGCGGACTTGAGTTTCTTGATACCACCCTCAAGCAGTTTGTACATCTGATTCGTCTTGTGTGCGTGATACTCGTCAACAATTCCCAGATAGGCACGATGTCCGTCAAGTGACTTTGTGTCACCTGATAGAGCCTTAATCTCCGAATGTGTCAGTAAACAATCAATCGTGTGATTGTGGTCATGTACCTTGAACCACTCGGACAATTCTTCATCCGAATTGATGAATTTCACAATTTCATCAAATACAATATTAGCTTGGTCTTGCTTTGTCGCCGTGCAGAATATTTTCCCGTATCTATAGCCGTCAAAATTGCCGTAATAGCACGCCAAAATACCATTGATGAATGACTTTCCATTCTGTCTACCTAACTGTATATAGGACGTTCTGAATCGCCTATACGACTTTTCCTTTGTCCTCCATCCGTTAAGTGAACCCAAAATGAAGCATTGGAACGGATATGATGTTACGTTTTCATCGCCCTCACCCTCTGCAATGGTCAGTTCCTCCGCAAAATTAACGATTTCCTCGGACTTCTCAACATCGAAATAGTATTTGTACGGTGCTGCTTTTGACTTCTCAAGGTCGTCAAGATGCCTTTTACATGCTAATCTGACATATTCTCCGGCGATTATCTTTCCTGCAACGACATCAAGGGCGTATTGTGTGCAACGGTCGGCGGTTTGCTCTCTTTCTGCCATGCGTTAATTCGCATACTTTGCAAATTTGTTTTCCGGCTTTTGCGTCTGCGGTTTCGGAATGACCAATCTACAACGGCTGCTCACCGTCATTCCGAAATCACTTGCTCCCTGCCGACATTGTTTCATGCAGCGGTCTTGAATTATCATGAGACGCTCACGTTCTCCGTTCACGACCTGCTTTGTTCCGACCTGCACACGTTCCTTTTCTCCCGTGTCCGGATTCTCTTGCGTCTCATAAACCGGAACATCCAACATCAACGGAGTGTCTCTGATTTGCTCCGTGATTTCGATGTACTGCTCCTGTGCAATTAGTAGCCTTGCCAGTGCATCACAGTCCACGTTCGCAATCAGTTTGATTTCAAGTAACTCTTTTGCAAGTTTCCGGAATATCTTTTTTTGCTCCGCTGTCAAATAGGTCGGCGGTCTGACCTTGTCGTTTGGTGCGACGACTTCGGCGTTTTTTCTTGCCTCAATTTCCGCTTTTGTGAGGTGCTTTTTGCCTTTCATGACCACTAAATCGGTCGGTTGTCTCTGTCCTGCCATAACAACGTCAAACCCCCTTTCCGTCTAGTGTTCACCAGTCTCGTGTCACATTCTGACACCCCTTTTCAGATTCCCCCTATTATTGAAATTCTCGTGGGGAGTTTTCTCCAAAGAAAACGGGGGGTGCGACTAGAAATAAATCGCTTAAAACTTTTTCATACCCCCCTACCTCTTTAAAGTGGTGTCCAATCAGCGACCTCAACTGTGTTTGAGTTGCTCTCATACTTGCTTTGCTCTTTTTGTAAAGTGCTGTTATGGTGTTGTGTGTTCTTTTATTGAGAGGAATCAAGTTCATCGGATTCAACCGCTGCTCCCAGTCCTCCTCAAGCTCTATGATGTGATGTACTGGTTCGCATATGAGCAGTTCACGCTCTACATACAATGCGTATATATCTACGTTATCAAATACGTTGATGATGCGCTCCCGCATCGCCCGCCATTGCTTTGACACATAGAACTCTGCTGCTCTTTGGTCTCTGCGTGTGTTATTATATATAACATGCCTTGACTGCTGTCTTTGCTCACACTCCTCGCACATTTTAATAGATTGAGATATAAGCCTCCCACATCTGCACGATTTCAACAACATGTGCATTCCTCCTCTCTTTTTCCGTCTCCTGCTGCCTCTAAAATCTTCAAGAGGTGTGCAGCATTTCCACATTCCTGTGTCCTGCTGCACACATAACAGGAGGGCAAACAGGCAAGAAAAAAGCGACTGCATATCTGCAATCGCTCGTCTCAACTGTTCACGCTATCATATTAACACATATTAATCACCTTGTGTTCACCCACTTTTTACCCCCTTTTTCACCCTGTTTTCACCCTGTTTTGTTCAAATTTTCTCTATTTCTAATACAATTCGCTTTGTTTTCTAACGCTTTCGCCCCAAATAATTTGACCGAAAGTCTTTCAACCATAGCTTTGCACCACTTTTTTGGAGAGTTCCTCCCGCATCCTGTTTCTCTTACAATATCCTCGTATGTCTTGCCGTCAATATACACCGCTTCAAGAGTCTCGTACTTGTAACCCTCACCTGCTGCCTCTGCATCTTTTTTCAAAGATTCCAGTGCTTTGTTGATATGTTCAAACAGTATCACGGTTTCGATTTTACATTCACGTATGGAGGCAAGGAATGCTCTTTCTGCCGACACATTATATTTATCTACATTTGAGACCTGTGAAGCCTCTGACACCGCTTCATCTATGTAGCGTTGTATCTCCCTATAATTCTCAAGATACATGTATGTTTTTTGTATGACCGTCTGCTCTTTTTCTTTTTCTTTTTCCATTCCCTTTCCCCCTCTCGTTCTGCTTTATTCAACGCTTTCACGCTCCTCTCTCAATAATTCCTCATTCTGCATCCGCTGCAACTCAATCAGCCCTTTTTTGAAATCCTTATCACTGCCACTCATGCAAATATTAAATATTTTTTCATATTCATTTATGTGCGATACAATGAATCTTGCCTCTGCTGCCGTCCTGCTTTCATTGATGAACGCTCCCTTGATTGCCTCTTTTATCACCTCACATTTCTCACGTTCCTCCTCGTCAACGAATGGTGTCTCAGCAATCATATTTTCATAGGCTCTTTCGATAGCATCCGAAATTGGCTGTTTCCACCCTGTGCCGATGACATCCATCAACTGAACCTCAATATCCTCGAAACATCCTCCCTGTGCAACTCCCGTGATTCGGATGTCTTTCTTTCCTTTTGCAGAAACCAGAATCAAATCGTCGTCATATGCCTCCATGTAATATTTGAATATTGCATCAAAATTCTCTCTCGGATTGATGATGATTTCCGGTTTCCTGCTGCCCGCTGCCTCAATCCTCACACCGATGTACTTTGCGTCATTTGCTTTTGCGTTAATAAACAACGCTTTCAATCCACTCTTTTTCATTGTCCTGCTGCCTCCATAAATTCTAAATTTAATCCATATAACCTTTGGTTTTTGCAAGTTTGCTAAACTCTTTGATAAATTGAGATATTACATAGTCCTTTTCTAAATGTCTATCCTCTGCTCTTTCTTCACATTGCTTCATTGCAAGTTCAGCATCCCATTTTATAAGCTCTTTTTCATGTTTTAAATTCATAAAAACCTCTGTAATTTATTATTTATCCAAACAATCTTGATACGGCTTCCTTTCCACTAATACGTTCATTATCACTTTCTTTAGTGCTTACCCTGCCGACAACAATTTTCACCTTTGGGTCATATCCAAAAGCGAAAGAATCAGCAATAATTCCTCCTGCATTTTCTTTTATTTCTTCATCTGTCATACCAGATACTTTTATATCCAGTTCTACGTTTACTCTCATATCCATGTCCTTTCTTAATTATTTAAATTATTATTTATAATTCTCTTTTTCCAGTTTTAACATATGTAACAAAACTGGATTATTACTTTGCACAATACTAGGGTTTCCGCTCTTTTCAGCATCCTCTTTGCGTTCATACACTATTTTCCCCAAATCGCTCATATTGTAGGAATATTCCATTCCTTTCAGATAAGCATATTTTACCTTGAAAGAGTTTTCTTTTACCTCTGTTACAATTCCATGCGGGAATGTCAAATGCGTTCTTCCTCCCTTATATTCACCATACTGAAATTTACCAATCAGTTCTTGACCTACATGTACCATTTTCCACTCCTTTCAATGCACCTCTCTATTACTCTTTACCTCTCGCAATGATTTCGACTACTTTCTCAATCATGATGAACTCCTCACCACCGTCAACATATCCGTCACCGTTTGCTCTAATGTCAGCACATATCTGATTTAGGTCTGCTATGTCTAATAACTCACCGTCCTCATTCATGAGCGATGTCGCCATTATGCAATATCCCTCCTCAAGTCCGGCGAAATCTTCAAGTATATATGTCACAAGAACTCTGACCGTCCGTCCTGTGTTCTTTCCGTCTGCAAACTCCATCATTTCAAGTATGTCGCCCTCTTTATATCCTCGGTCATTCTTTCTGAGTTCAAAACTCTTTTTTCCGCTGCATACATCTTCATAAAAAGACGCTCCTAGTCTTATCTGATGCACTGACTGACCGTTCTCCTGCGAATTGCTCAGAATATTGTCCATTCTTTCCTCGTCAGCCTTTTCATGGAGTTTCTTTGCCGTCTCTTTGTCGATTCTATCCTGCTCCTCTGAATATCTCTGCTCGTCGGTCTTTTCTGCCTCTGCTTTATTTATGTATTGGTCGCATGATGTGCATGTTCCTGTCTTGACGTTGCAATCGCTGTATTTTTGGCAGGAATAGCAAAGTGATATGATTCCCTCTGGATGCGGTGTCTCATAGCCATTGTCTGCTTTCTTTTCCCCCACCGGAGGATTCATGCAGTCCGAAAAATCGGATTGTTTTTCTCCCGTGTCAGAATCCGACACCTGCTGCCTCGCTGAATTATTTCTGTACTGCTGCACATCGTCAATATTCATCTGCCCCTCGACCTGTGCCTTTTCTGCCTCTGCAACTTTCGCCTCCTTCATATCGCAGATGTCTTTGTGCGTGAGTTCTCCGGTCTCCTCATATTTTGCCAGTGCTTCCCGCTGACCGTCCGATGACATGCCACTCAACGCATAAGCAGCGGAGAACGTCAGACGCTCTTTGCTGAGTTCCTCTTTAAACTCCGGAATAAGGTTATTATTCACGCTCTCAATCTGTGCAATCTTTGTCTTTGACATCTTGAGCATAGATGAAATCACGTCTCGCAATCTGCCGGATTGCAGGTCATAACCCTTGATTTTCTTTCCCTCCGCTTTCATACGTTCAAGGCACGCTTTGAGACGCTGTTCCTCCTCAATTATATCCTTGATTGTTTTAACTCGGTATGCGTTCGCAATAATGATTTCCACCTGCTCCTCGTCTGCTTCCTGCGGTGTCGTCAGTTTACTGGTCGCCATTTCAAACTCTTTATAACCCTGCTGCACAAGCATCTTGAGCGCCAACCACCGACGTTCTCCTGCTACAATGCGATACTCTCCCAGTTCACACGGTTCGTATATGAGTTCAAGGTTCTGTTTTAACCCATACATAAGAATCTCCCCCGCCAATTCCTCAATACCTCCTAAATCATAGAAATTCAACGTATTGCGGTACATCTTAAAAATCGAAATGTCCTTTGTGCGAAATCTCGCTCTCGGAGATTCGTCAACCCCCGCTTTACTATTTTTGTTCAGCGCGTCCATCACTGTGAATCCTGTTGCCATCGTCATTCCTCCTGTTCTTCGTTAAAAGGTAATACTTTGTACGTTCTTTGTATTACCTTTTTCATGATTATTCGTATTACTTTTTCCCCTTGGGTTCTCTGAACTCTGCTGCCATGTTTCTGACTTTATCCGAAAAGCTGCGACCGCTGCATCCCTCAATAATGTCAAGCGTCTCCTTGTCAATTTTAATGCTTTTCTGAATGTTCGCTCCTATATGTTCATACTTGCCATCTTTATTCCATCTGTACATCTGATTCACCTACCATTCCGTTGATGCTATCTCATACGGTTCATTGATGTCCTCGTCTCCCAGTACGTCAGCGAATGTCTGCATCTTGAAAATCTCTCCTCCTATGCGTCGCAGGTCTCCGATTCCTCCTCTGCAAACCTCCTCATATTCTCCCAGTGCAACAATATCATCCGTTGTGATGTTTGAATTGCTCCACATTGCACCGTCTTCCGGATTGAACATTTCCAACATTTCAAGCTGCTCCGGTTCATCTATGTTGCTAAAACGCTTGTGATACCAGTTCAAAAATTCCATGAGGTTATGTGCCACATACCATGAATAATCATCAATTCTGAAAATTTTTAAATCTGCCATCTTATCAGCCTCCCATTTCATGGCGGTCGCTGATAGCAAGAGGATTGTGCATATATGACATTTCATTTTTAAGGTCTCCGACCTGCTTTTTCAGTCTTCGGATTTCTTTATCTTTTTCCTTGATTATCTTTTGAAAATCCTGCTGCCCTCCGTCCAAAAATAGCGGTATTTGTTCCAGTTCCTTGTTGGTCATCTCACTCACCGCATAATGAACATCGCTCTTTTCCTCGTCTATGTACTCCCGAATCAACTTTCTGATAATTTTATCCGAAACGGTGATTTTCAGTGTTCCCGCTGCTTTTTTGACCAGTCTGTCAATTTCCTCGTCAGTAACGTCTCCCATGTCGTCGATTTTCTTCATTTCCCTGTCGTACTGCTCCGTATCAATTTTTTCGACCAATCCTCTGACATTACTCCGCAATTCATTGAACCACTTCTCATGCTCACGCAGTTCGTCAAATTCCTCAATGCTGATTGTCGCCGTTCCATCAATTTTCCTCATGTCCTGCTGCCTCCTCTCGCTTTTTCAATTCCTCTTCTCCTAGTTTGATAAAATCGTTCAAATCCTTAATCCTGCGATTATACGAATCAAAAGCTTTCTTTGCATTGTCATACTGCCATTTTAAGAAAAGCCAATGCTGCGAGCCACTTTTCTCTTTCAATTCCTTTTCTGCCTTTTTTATCGTCTCTTTCAGGTCTCCGGTGTACCGGAATGTCGTTTCGGTCTTTTTATGTAATGCTTTCATTCCTGCCATGCCTACCCCTCCATTTCCTTGAGGAGTTCATGTGCAATGTTCCGGTAATCCTGTGACACGATGCAGTTTTTTGAGAATTTCGGCAGCACAGTCATTCCGATTGTTGCCTTTTCTGCTATAATCGAACGGCGAACCGGAGTGATAAACATGTCGAATCCTGATGCCGTTTTAAGCCATTCCTCAAAATCAAGAGAAACCTTGTTTTTCTGCCTCATGGTCATAATGCCCTTGATTCTCAAATCCGGATTGATTTCCCGCAAGTCATTGACCTGCTCCTGCAAATTATGAATTGCCTCGTTTTCATACCCCCCTACTTTCACAGGTGCGATGACAAGTACTGCTGCCAGTAAGATATTAATGACCACCATATCAAGCAGACGACCGCAATCACAAATACAATAGTCATATGTCTCTGCCACCTCTGCCAGTGCCTCACGCAGTCTCGTGACTTGATTAACCTCCTGCTTGAGCAGTAGATTCATGTCCGTTTTCATGAGATATCCGTTCGCAGGAATGATGTCAATGTGGCTGTACTCTGTCGGACGAATCAAATCATTCGTGTGGTAATCCCCACCGACACACGCATGACGCTCAAGCAGTTCACTCATTCCTGTCCCCTCCGGCTCGTATGCTCCGAACGTCTTTGAAGTGTCTCCCTGCGGGTCTCCATCCAGTATCAACACCCTCTTTCCCTGTTCCTCACCCAATATGTATGCTACGGAATCGGCTGTTGTCGTTTTCCCGATTCCTCCCTTTGGTGACATTACTGCAATAATCTTCATGATGTTTCCTCCTGTTTTCTCCTGTTATTTTTCCTTATCTCTCTGTCATCCTGCATCTGATGGAATATAGTACTCATTGCGCTCGCATTCTCTGCACTCTTTTTCTATTTCATTGGTGTCTGGGTCGTAGCATCCGGAGCACTCCCCTGCTCCATTAGTGTCTGCTGTTTTGAATCCGAATCTCGCATACTTGCTAAATACCAGACACTTTTTCATAGCTCTTTTCGTGTTTTGGGTTCTCGTCTGAATCCGCTGCAATGGTGTCATTTTCATATGTATTTTTTTCTCCACTCTTGTCTCCTTTCCGGATGTCCGAAAATCGCCTCATATTCTGACATAATTTTCCCATCCCTGATTATCTTATTTTTAAACCAGTAACTATGATTTGTGTCGACGTATACGTCATATATCCTGTTTCCTCTCTGCACCGTTCCGATGCAGGTTGTTGATAACTCTTTCGCATCCCACCCCGCCCTGTTCTCGTAACTGTATGCATATTTCAAACACTCCTCAAGTTGCCGTTGCGTGTATTGCATTATTAACCTCCCCTCATTGTCTTGTCGTTCTTGAGGATGCTATTGTTTGGGATGCTCATATACATGTTTCCGGTAACCTCCTCAATGATTTTTCCTCCTAATTTGCAATATTCTTCAATGACCTTGACTGCCTCCTCTGCCGAATAGCATGTTGCAACAAAATGTCTTGCTGCTGCCATGTCTGCAAGAAACTCTTTTTGCGTGTCCTGCTGCCTGTTGTCTCCATACTTCATTTCGATGTATAACCCGCAATAGATGCCTTTCGGATATGGGAGACACAAATCACTCACCCCCGCTTTCACACCCATCTGTTTGAGTTTCACCGCTTCCTTTGTGTTCCTGTTGCCACCATTAGGACAGTGGTGCAGCCACTTGAGTTCCGGATATTTGTTCATGTTCCATTGTGACCACTGGATGACACCTATTTGCTCCGTGTCCTCACTTTTCAATGCGTATTTCATATTCACCTATCACATTCCTCCATTTCTAACTCAAGAAATCCACGAATTAAGAACGCTTTTTCTGGTCTGCCGTACTTGTCTTTTAATGGTTTAGGTTCTTTGAGACACTCAAGTTCCCTCTTTGCCTCCCACCATTTCCTCGTGTGTCCACTCTTGTGAATAGGCTTGAGGAATATCATCACTTTTTCATT